TGCCATATCCGCAAGGAACTCTTTTTGTGTGTCCTGCTGCCTGTTATTCCCGAATTTCATTTCTACAAATAACCCGCAGTATGAGCCTTTCGGGTACGGGAGGCACAAATCAGAAACGCCCGCCTTGACACCCATCTGTTTGAATTTGACTGCCTCCTGTTTGTTTCGACTGCCTCCGTTTGGCACATGGAACAACCACTTTAATTCCGGATAACGGTTCATGTTCCATCCCGCCCATGACACGACGTTGATTTGCTCCGTGTCCTCACTTCTCTTTGCATATCTCATGTTCATTCGCTTTCGCCTCCTCTTTGCACATGTCATAATATTCGCAGAACAGACATACATGTTTGCAGTCCTTGACCTTGAGCATGTGTCTGATTCTTTCAATGATTTCTCCTGCCCTCACCTGTCCTGCTCCTCCATTTCTAAAATCATATAGGCATGAATAAAAATGGTTTTCTTTTTCCTGCCGAACTCGTCACGCCCTCCGGACTGTTCCTGCATCCCTGTAATGCTTTTCTTTGCCTCCCACCATCGGCGGGTCTTTCCCTCTCTCGGAATCGGCTTGAAATACACCTTGACCGTGCTTTTCGTGATTGCAAACTGTTCTTTGCTGATTTGCAGGATGTCATCGAATCCCGCTGCCTTGACTGCTGCCTCGGCTTTTCTGAAATACCTGTCTTTTGATTCCGGTCGCCAGTCAAAACTCATTTCCCGACCACCTCCTCAATCTCTTTCATTCTCTGCATGATTGCACTGTTGTATGAATAGACATACACGCCATTGCTCCACAAATGTTCCCTCGCACCCTTTTCACCGTAGTTGTACGCTGCAAGTGCATCCTGCACCGTGCCGTATTTCTTGAGTAGGTACGACAGGAAATCAATCCCGACCCTCACATTTTGATATGGGTTCATGAGGTCGGTGCAGTTCAACCGTTTCATCCGGTCAGTATGCCATTTCTCATATATCTGCATATATCCCTTTGACTGCCCGCCGTCTCCGACCTTGTCAAATTCATATCCGGATTCGTGCTCAATGATTGCCAGTACAAGGGCATAGGGAACGTCATTTTGCTTGCATAGACATCTTGTGTATATCTGCATTTTCTCCGGAAAATAGCCTTTATCCGCATACTGTTCCGGTAACTTATAAAGCACGAATCCCTCAAGGTCATCGCTCCCCCAGTCCTCGGACATACCATCGAAAACCTTGTATTTGCTTTCGGTCTCCTCTGCTGTCTGCACGATTGTTTCCGGATTCTGTACCACTTCCGCATGTGTCGTCTCCGGCTGCTCCTCCTCGGTCTGCTCCGGCTCTTTGATATTCACTATCATCAAGCACAACACCGTCATCAATACCGCAATCATTGTCAAATGGAACGCATCACGTCGTCCTGCATGTCTTGCCCGTCTTTTCCGTCTTTTCACTTTGTAGCCTCCTTTTCCTCATTCGTGCATGTATGTAAAACATGCAGTTAAAATCGTTATAGTACACATTTGCGTTCGTGAAATCCATGTCCGGATACCACTTTTTTAATATCTCCGGTATTGAATCCCTGTCTTTGACCATACCGTCAACAAATGACCCTATTTTTTTATAGCTGCCTCCTGCTGCCGGACGTTTGGAGTGTACGACCTTGATTCGTGGGTCTCTCAATCCCTGCGAACTGTTCCATCTCTTTTCCGACGGAACACGGTTCTTTTCTTCAACGATGTAATTCGCCATACCGGACAAACCGTTTTCGTCTGTCTGCAACCTGCGAACCTCATTCCTGCTTGACTGTTTCCAACAGGATTCAACCGTCTCCATGTCTAAAGCACCATCCATGACGATGTGATGATGCCATCTGATTTCCGCATCCGGATTGTATGCGGTCACATAGACATATTTTGCGTTCGGGAGACCTCTCTTTTTCCTCTGATAGTTGATGCGTCGGATGTACTTTTGCACATTCTTGATTGCTGCATCAACATCCCCATCCGGCGGGAGGTGTGCGTCATCATAGGTCAATGTCATCCAAATATCACGGTCGCTGAAATTCTCGTTGATTAACCTCTCAACGTATTTCCTTGCGTTCTTGTCATTCAGATTCTTTTGAGCCTTGTTGTTGTCTTTCTTGATTGTCCTCCCCTCCGGAGGTACTTCATCCATACTCCGGAACTGCGGATATATCTCAATTTCAAACTGGTCTCCTGCTGTTATCTCTTTGAGTGCATATATCACTTTCTTTCGATGTTGGAACAGGTTCTCAATGAACCATTCATGCATGTCCTCCATCGCTTTGTTATATGCTGCCTCATAATCATACGGGATAAACTGCATCCCTCTTTTTCTTGCCATCTGACACAATCCTCCTGTTATGTTTTCGTAGACTTGTTAGTATCTATTACAAGGACGACAAAACCTCCGAAAACCCTTTGTTTTCCCGACCTTTCCGGTCGTTTTTGAGTTGCTTTTTCGTGTCAGATTTGATATAATATTCTTAGTTTGAAACATATCAATCGACACCGATTGACACACGGATGACCGTTCGCAGCGGTCATCCGTTTTTTGTCTTTATGCTGCTTTTTCTTTCTTTGAGACGCTCACGGTGATTTTCACCTGCTCACGTTCAGAAATGATTCTCGCTAATGTCTCATAAAATTTCTTGATGTTCTGTTCACTCACCTGCTGCACCTCCAATCTATTAAAAAGGCTCTTGCCTGTTGTTTTCGTGTTCGGTTAGGCGGTCGTTGCAACCGCCTCTTTCTGTTCCCATCTGCGACGCTCCTCGACTTTTCCTGCTGCCTTGCCCTCTGCGTATGCAGACATGACCATGATTGCCATTGATTTTCCCTCAAGGTCAGAAATATTCATGAATCTTTCTGCCATGTTCTCGATTGCCGTCTTTTTCTCGTTTCTCGTCATGATTCAACACCTCCTCTGTTGATAGTGTTTTATGTGATTTCCTGCACTGGTGGTTCTCTCGGTCTCTGCATCCCGTCCACCTGCTTTCCGGCTATGTCTACCGTGTTATGACTTTTCACCTTAAAAAATCATTGAAAACCTGTTGACCAACCGTGAACCTTTTAGCAAGTCCACCCGCTGCCATGTTTCCCACGGTATCGCTGACGCTGTCTCTCGGCTTGCCATCGTCAGAGCGTCGGTCGCCATCCGGACGCTGACGGGGCGACTGTTGCCCCGTTTCGGCTTTAATAAAATGAATCTCTCTGCATTTCGTCGTCGACTTCTTTCGGTATCGGAATCGGTTCAAAATCATCGTTTTTTCCATCCCAATAATCAAATAACTCTTGTATGTACTGATTCAACTCCTCTACTCTGCTCATTTCCGTTCCTCCTGTTCTTGCTTGTCCTGTTGCATCTCCTGCCATATAATAAATGTGCGACCATTCCAAAATGACAGGAGGTGACAACATGGCGGTTCATCATGACACTTTCAAAAGTGCGATTGCAAGTGCGTTTGAAAATAGCGACATCAAATTTTCAAAAGTTTCTGATTTATCAAAAGAAGAATTTGAACGTCTTCTCGCATCAGCTATCAAGGCATGTGTTGAAACACAAGATTTTGCACAACACATTCGCACTTTGAAATGATTTTCTCGGAGGAGTGTTTCACCACTCCTCCACAATCTTTCCTATTTCTTCCGCTGCCTTTTTGACAACCTCTGAAATCTGCTTGATTTGCTCCGGTTCGGGGTCTCCCTCGAATTCCGCTCTCACTCTAATCTCTTGGTGTTCGGAAACCTCCGTTTTGTAGAAAATGAGTTTTTCAATCGCCCCAGTTCCCCGTGTTCTTACGTTTGAAATTTCATGTTTTGGCATTTCTTTTCACCTCCCTGTTGTTCTCTTTGCGTACATCATATTCCTATTTCAGAACTTTGTCAATACACTTTTTCCTTTTTGCGAACTTTTTTATTGATTTTTGTTTCGTTGGGTGTTATGCTTTAGAAAACAGAGGAGGTGATTCAGTATGACGCAAGGCGAACGTGTCAAAGAATTAAGAAAGACTTTATCCCTTACCCTTGAGAAATTCGGTCAGCGTATAGGTGTTGGAAAGTCGACTGTATCTGATTTAGAAAACGGTCGCAGGTCTTTCTCCGAACACATGACAAAATCTATCTGCCGTGAGTTCAGTGTTGATTATATGTGGTTGACCACTGGTGAGGGAGAAATGTTCATCGACAGCGACGATGATTTCATCGAACGCATTGACCGCATCATGGCGGGTGAGGACGAGGCACGAAAAAACCTTTTCAAATTCATGCTTGAGTTGAGCGACGAGGACATCGCTGCACTCGACCGCTTAATGAAAAAAGCGATTGAGTTCACACAAAATAATAAAGAAAAAGACTGACAGTCTTTTCAACTGTCAGCCTCATGGGTGTATAGATACGCCACGAATTTATATATCCTCTTGAGGATGCGTTCGTTTTGTATCTTCCCGACTATTTCAACAATAGCCTCTTTGTAATTCAAGGGGAACACCCCCTTTCCGATTACAGTGTATCATATATTTCCATCATTGTGGAAATATCGAGGTTGATTTCCATAATCGTGGAAATCGCTCCCCCTGCTGCCGGAATCCCGTTGCAATGTGATACAATTATTTGTATTCGGATTCAAACAGGTCGGTGATTTTCACGCCTAATGCAATCGCTATCATTTCAAGCTGAAATAATGTCGGCGACACCTTACCGTTTTCGATGTTGTTTATCGTAGATTTTCCGATTCCGGATTTCTTCGATAACTCCATCAATGTGAACCCCTTTGAGGTTCTCATTTCCCAAACGAGAATTTTCATCCTGCTCACCTCCTTTCTCAAGGAAAGTGTACAGAACGAAATTCCCGCACTGATTTGATGTCGTTATCGAATTTTTGCAATAAAAAAAGAGCAGCCTCCACGCCAATGGAAACCGCTCTTTGACAACATATACCTCCGTATAAGCACGGCGATAAAATGTCACCCGCAAGTCTCATTTTATCATAAAACCGTGCTTGTGCATAGGTTTTATTTTTATACCTTTTTTTGAATGGAGTTGATAAAATGCGACGTAAAACAACCGCTCCTGTTGAGAAAATCCTGCTCCGTGTGGCAATTTATATCCGTGTTTCGACCGACAAACAGGTCAAGGACGGAGATTCTATGCGTGACCAATTAGCAACAGGGCAAAAATACATAGACAGTCATGAGAATATGATTCTCGTTGACACATACATTGATGACGGAATCTCCGGACAGAAATTGAAACGAGACGACTTTCAACGCCTCATTGATGATGTCCGTGCAGGTAGAATTGACCTCATTATTTTCACCCGTCTTGACCGTTGGTTCAGAAACCTCCGTCATTATCTGAACACGCAGGACATTCTTGACAAGCACGGTGTTTCATGGACTGCCATTGAGCAGCCTTATTTTGACACCTCAACCCCTCACGGTCGTGCTTTCGTTAATAATTCAATGATATGGGCAGAACTTGAGGCTCAAAATGATTCCGACCGAATCCTCGGCGTGTTCGATGACAAGGTTGACAACGGGGAGGTTCTTTCCGGCTCAACCCCTCTCGGATATAAGATTGTAAATAAACACCTTGTACCGGATGACGACGCTCCGACCGCCGTTGCTATCTTCCAATACTACCGCAAGACTGGAAACTTGAGCATGACACTCCGGTACATGGAGAGTGAGTTCGGACTTGTCCGTTCTGCTGCCAGTCTCAAAAATATGCTCACAAATACGAAATACATCGGTGAGTTTCGTGACAATAAAAATTATTGTCCTGCTATCATCGACCGTGACCTTTTCTTTGATGTGCAGAGACTTCTCAAAATCAACATCAAGAGCGGGAAAAAGCACGATTATATTTTCAGTGGTCTCGTTGTCTGCGATGACTGCGACCATATCATGAGCGGATGTCAGCAACGTGCAGGAGGTCGTGTCCGTGCCGACGGAACACGAATCGTATATAAATACAGTGTGTACCGCTGCCGACAGGGTGTGAACCTGCACCGCTGCCCGAACCGAAAACTTGTATTTGAGACAACCCTTGAAAAGATGCTCCTCGAACGCATCCGTCCGGAACTGGAAAACTATATTGCAGAATACGAGGTTGCAAATCTTCCGGCATTGCGTACCGATGCCAAACGCCGGAGTATTGAGGGAAAAATGCAGAAATTGAAAGACCTATATTTGAACGACCTCATAACAATGGACGAGTTCAAACTTGATAGAGAAAAATTGCTGATGCAGCTTGAGAAAATAAATGCAGAGGATTCCCGACCCGTCAAGGATTTATCGTATTTGAAAAACTTTTTGAAAATGGATTTTGAAAGTGTGTATGATTCTTTGTCTATACCGGAGAGGCGTGAATTGTGGCGTTCCATTGTCAAGGAAATCCGTGTTGACCATGACAAAAACATTCATATTATTTTTTTATGATTGTTATACTACTAACTGAACCCCTCCGGTCGGCTCATCAGCCAAAATAATATCTGGATTAGAAATCAAACTACGGGCTGCGGCTACACGCTGCTTTTGACCGCCGGACATTTGCGCCGGAAACTTTGAAAGAACATCAGTAATTCCAAGAAATCCGGCTATATCATTTAGGTGCTTTTCGGCTATGGAACTATCTATATTGTGAATGGATAAGGGCAACAGAATATTTTCTCTGCCTGTCAAATTATCAAGCAAAGCAAAGTCTTGAAACAGATAACCAATTCTATTTCCACGGTATTCCGCTAACTTAGCACCGTCAAAGGCACTTATATTCGCCCCGGAGAGCAAAATTTGTCCAGAGGTAGGTTTAATGACCGTAGCAATACAATTTAATAATGTTGTTTTCCCGGAACCGCTGGCTCCCATAATTCCCAAATATTCGCCACTTAGAACATCAAAGGTAATTCCGTTTAGTGCTTTTGTGGGAACGCCCTCTTTGGAATATGCTTTGTGCAGGTCGCGTACTTCTAAAAGTTTTTTTGTATAATCCATTCTTAACACCTCTTTTTTGTTCATACTTTTTTACAATTAAAATTTTACTACACAAAGCATAAATACACCACTTACATTTGATGTAAGGTTCCTTTGTTTGAATTTCACCGCTATTCTTTATGCTGCTTTTCATCTGTCACCAGACATTCTATCTTCTACAAAATATTCACTATATATCATAGTCGGTTGACCGAGTAATAACAACACACTATTTACCATCTATCATATTTATCCGCATTAAAAAAGGACGCAGGATTTCTCCCACGTCCTCACATCTATCTGGCTTTATCTTCTCTTACTTTCGGTGCTTCCTTATGTGCCGCTTCCTGCTTCCACCGGATCATATGGTTGGTTATGATAAGTTTCAAATAATCTTCCCCACTCAATCCCACGCATTTCACTTTCCACATCACTAAATACACCAGAAATCCAGTCTATCACACTTGTAAAATATGTTTTCAATTCCTGTATGTCTGTATCATGACGGTGCTGGCTCATATATGCTTCAACATCTTCATCTACCCCTTCACTATTTTAAATATCTTCGGTAACTATCCAGAACTGAATCTGTAACACCGCTTTTATAGATTTTACGGATATCAACAATCTGTTCATCTTTCAGAAGTTTCAACCAATCCAGTAAATCTTTTCTGCTGTTTGCGAAATTGCAACATCTTCCATCAGCATATTCAATCCTGTATCTCATACGCTCCTCCTATACATATACCAATTCACTCAATACAATTTCCTGCACACGATTCTCGACATTATTACACTGTCGCACCCACTCCATAGGATTACATGCTTTTAATTCCTCTGTAACTCCCTCCGCACTTCGTATTTGTGCCTCAATCAATTCATACCGTTCCTGTGCCTGTTCATTCAGATCTGCCAGATAGCTGTCCAATTTCCCAGTCAACAGAAGATAAGAATACATACCTGATTTATAGTTTTTCATATATTCTTTTCGAAGCATTCCCCAGTACCCAATCGGTCTGGTTTCTTCCGGTAATGATAGCACTGGCAGGTAATAATCTCCTACCAACACATAATCTAATCCATTCCTGTCATCATGTAGTATTTTTCTCTGATTGCTCATGTTCTTCTCCTCCATCAAATCTTTCTCTTCTCTCTCAGATATGCTTCAAATATACTTCTTCGAATCAACACCTTTTTCCCAATTTTATATACTGCCCCTGCTTCATGTGCCATACGGACAACGGGTTTGATTCCCAGTCTGTAGTATTCGCACGCCATGTTATAGGTCACGTAATCATGGCGCATAAATTCCAGATCTTCATCATCGATTTCATCTGAAAACATCCATACATTACCGCTCAT